TACTATTATTTGGCGCACTGGATGCCAAATAATAGTATCTGTCATCATTTTATATGATTCAAAATAACTGAATTGGGTTCTGATCTCTTGACTGGTTGGAGGAACGGGCAATGTGGCTGTGCTGCCATTTGTGGTGATCCAATTGCGCAACGCAGTGTCGTAATTATTAGTCAGAACATACATGTCAATTATATTCATGATTGCGGGATTAATCCGTTGGTCTGATGGTGCATAATGCTTCCATAGATAACTGATGTTGTTTCTACCAATTCTAACCTTTATTGCACTAGTGACATCTACCAATTGATTGGTTTGGTATTGATATGCTTTGGCAACACTCAGCACATATGCATATTCGCCATTTGACCAAGTGGGATCACTATTAGAAGGCACATCTGCGGGGGTAGCATATATTCTATCCAATGCAATATTTATTGGATTATAATATTGATAACCATCGGTGCTGGTATACCTTATCCAAAACAACAATTTATTGTCACTAGGCCCTGGTGCAACAACCTGCAGGTATTCTTCTGGATTATCTGGAACACCAGTTTGTTGGCTATCCCAAAATGTCACTCGGACTGCCCTGGATTCAGCATACCCATCTGGATATATTTCTTGATCTTTAATTCTCCACAAATAGTCATTGCCCAATGGCGGTAATGTGCTGGGAGTAACCACATCTGGTTGAGCATTAATTCCCAATACATCAATATAGTCATAAATGGCAAGCCCTGTGTTTACATCGATTATTTTTTTAGTGTTGGTCCAAAAGAATCTAACGTCTTGAACACTTTCAAAAATATATCGTTGTGCTCTGGTGGAGATGGTCCAATTATTGGCATTGTATACCATCTTTAATAACCAACTGTCGTCTAAATATGCACCGGTTGTGTCTCCTGCATTGACCAAGCTGAAATTGTCTGATGGGCTGAGATTGGTGTTGCTGATTACTCGCCAAGATTGGGTAAGTGAATCATATCTTAATCCAAACGTTAACTTCAAATCAAATGCGGCGGCGATGGCTGTGATTTCATCGGTAGTTAATGTTGTTCTAAAGGGTGCGTAAATACTGATTGGAGCAGAACCATTAGCGATATTTTTGTCCAATGTTATGGGTCCCAAGCCGTTGCTTAACACACCAGTTTCTGCTAATCCAGTACCATTACCAACCACGCTCACAACTTCTGCAAATGTTAGATTATCAAATTTAATTAATGCACCGGCAGCACATGTGGCTAATGCATTGTTACTATTCAATGCTGCTGGTCCTACCAGTACAGCATTGCCTGACAAGCTACCATATTTTAATGATCCGTTACAGCTATTGATACCTGGCGTTTGGTTAGCCCATACCAAACTATCCAAACTTGCAGATGGATAATTGGCATAAAAGAAATCGCGTAACTCCAAAGCAGAAGCTGTCATTGATCCCGTACCGTTAATAATTGGCTGCACATAATTTATGGTTAGTATGTTGCTGTTCGTTGAACTTGTGGTTTGTACAATGGTTACGTTTAATGGTTGTTCACTATACAATATACCATCACTACTAAAAATATTTGTGTTTTGAACACTGCCGGTAGGATCATTGATGTCAATATATCTACTATGGCCACTATAAGTTCTATTGATAGCTGAAATTTTTAATGCTTGGCTACTCAGCAATGGGTACAAATTGTAGTCTTGTGCGTTGACCATACGATCTTGTGAATAGTATACTTGGCTGGCATTCAATTGAATTTGAGCGTTGCTTTCTCGAGCCTGTGCATTGGTTACTGTGTTTTGTAAATTGGCTACAAAAGCCAATGAATATGTGTTGTTCAAACTATCAGCATAGTTAAATGCAAATTTTAGATTGCTGAGATCGTTGGGACGAACTTGATAACTGAGTCCGTTGCTGGATCGGTACCATACTCTGATATATCCAGTGGGCACGTTACCAAAGTTACCATCAGAAAATCTTATACTGACTTGATCAGAACCATTGTTGTCCCTGGTGATTACACTATATATATTTCTAATATTGCTGCTTAGGCTGTTGTATATGACATTGTATCCATTTACGCTGGGCACATTGGTCCATTTGGTCAAAACTAACCCAGTACTGTCAATTGTCTGAACAAACACATCTGTTTGATTAATGTTATCCACATTAATATCAAGCACTCTGTTTGCAATAGCCAAATCAATTTTAAAATCTGTATAGCTTAAAGTGCCTTGTTTGAACATCAAAAAGAAGCCAGTGTTTGCACTACCATACCCATTGCCGTCGTTGGTATAAATCAAATTCCACGCATTCATGGGATCTGGATCTTGTTCGTAAAAATATCCAGATGTGCCTAGGTTGATGCCTGTGGTGTTGGCGGTTTCAAACGTGGGATTGACCAACTCAAAACTGGTGTTGTTACCGCCAACTAATGCACTGAAAGGTATTACACTGGTCGGAATAATTGTGCTGTTGATCTGATACAGCTCTGTGGGTATGCCATTAACTGTTCCACTTTTATATGGAGTCCCAAAACTGTTGTTGCTGTCCAATGTGGCATTTAATACCAATATGAATTGCTCATACCAATCGGGGTTGTTTGGATCATTCCACAATATAACAGTATTCTTTAAATTCAATCCATTGGAATCATAAATGTCTTGGTTACATACCATTTGTGATATCTTTAGCAACCCGGTGGCTGGAATACATCGCTGTGGTTGGTAGCTGAGCATGCGCGCCAATCTAAAGATTGATTCGCGGCGCTGTGCTGTGTCTAAAAAGTTTTCTCTGGTATTCAAATCATTTCTAAATGCCAAGCTGGTACCTAGATAACTCAACAGATCAATCAATACCACAAGTTCTTGACTTTCAATCCAATCATTAAAGTCTTCTGGATAGTTGAGTCTAATGTAATCTATCATTGCAGCTCTTATGGTTGTGAAATCATAAGAACTAAAATTAACTTGACTAAAAGCTTGGTATAGATTTTGCCAAGTTTCAGCAGCAAATAATTGTGATTGTCTTTGTGGTTGGCTAACTGTCATGTTCTACTTTCTCAATTACTAACTGATCTCTGATCAAAATTAAGAGCAAATGTTTTGATTGCATTAAAAGGTACATATAATAAATCCATTTGAATTTTAAGCCCATGCTCGTATGGAGTGACCACGGTATTGATCAATTTGACTCTGATATCATTGGCAATTATGTCTTGACAGTCTTGAACAATAATATCCTGAACACCTTGGTCAAAAGGTTCAAACAAATAATCCCAAATAATAGATCCCCAGTTAGGCATCATTACTCGTTCACCACGGCGTGTCATAAAATTACAATACAAGTCTCGATTAATTAATTCTATGTCAGTCCATTGTGACTTTTTACTATTGGTGTTCTGTGTACTGAACCCAACAAATAATCCTGTTCTTTGAATTTGTGTCATATGTCTCATTAGTTATAACTTATTTTATTTACCATGCGATTTAAACCATGTAGTTAAATTGATTGAACTAGCAGGACCGCTGATATATCAAATACAATAAATATTGCTATGTTAGACATCTTTAAGAAAATAACCATACCCAACTTAAAAAATACTGCGGTAGAAGCATTGAAGATGCTGTTGGGCGAGTTGGGATATGTTGTGGACCGAGATTATTGGATCGATGTGATTAATGTCAACTCCAAAGACTTATACGATGTGACATTAAAGTTTAGCAACATTAAAATTAAAAACATCATGGTTCAAAAAATCAAAGAGCTGTTGTCTTTAAAAGAAGCTAGGCAAATGCTCAATGAACTCCGAGGCCCCACCAGTTTTGAACCGTTAATGAAAGTCTTTCAAGCATTTCATGCAGACAAAAGATTAAATTATACGAGCCGTCGTGACGTTATGGACAATCTTCAAGATATACTATTAACTCATCCAGATGCTCAAGGTAAATTTAAAATTTTAGGTGCTGGTAGTTATGGCATGACATTTGCTCCAATAAACAATGTCAAGGGCCGAGACTATGTGGTCAAAATCTGGTTTAATGATCCTGCTTATGAA